ATGAAAAAAGTTAGTGAAAAATTTGGATATTGTGAAAATTCACAGTATCTTTGTGGTGTTAAAAAAAGCGAAAGATATGAAGTTAACAGAAAAAGAAAAGGAGTTAATCGAAGCAATTAGAAACTTCTTAAAATCAAAACACAATCCCTCAATAGAATTAGAGTTTTATGCAAGGGAACTTTTCGAAAAGATGATGGATGGAGAAGAGGAAGAAAAAGAAAAGTAAAAAATAAACCGCCCAAAGCGGGCGGTTTTTAATCTAAAAATATTAAGATATGGAAATAGGAATCAGTAAAAAAGTGGCTTATAAAAAGCAGTTAGAAGATATTATTGTAGATGTATCTTGGGGCAAGATTTCCAAGAATTATTTCGGGAAATCGGCATCATGGATATATAATAAACTTTCCGAAATAGATGGAAACGGAGGAAAAGGTGGATTTACTCCAGAGGAAAGTGAGCAGTTTAAGGGAGCATTATACGACCTTGCTGAAAGATTGAGAAAGGCTGCTGATAGTTTTCAAGCATAAAATACAAATTTCATAGAAATTTGCTTTTTTTAACATCTGCCCTGCATTTGCAGGGCTTTTTTTTGTGTTTTGCCGTGACTTCGGGGTTTCTTATATTTGGAGCATGGAATTGTCAAAATTCAAGAAAGACAGCAGTTTTCAGCGTATAAAGGCGAGTTACCTAGATGAGAGTTCAGTGGAACTGACCGAGCGTGAGGTGGAGAAAAAGAAGAGGATGAGCCACGCATGGTCACTAAGATTGAATAACAAATACTCTACTTATCAAGTAATTCAGATACTGATGAGAGACCACGGGATTTCTCAGGCTTCGGCATATCGTGAGTATAATATGTCCATGCAGATTTTTGGCGAGCTGGATGCTACTACATTGGCAGCGGAACGGCAGGTGCTGAAAGAGGCGTTTTGGAACGAATACCAGAAGGCTGTAAAGGCTGGTAATGGAGACCTTGCAGTTAAGGCGCTGAAAGAATACAGGGAGCTATTTAATTTTGATGAAAACGAAAACCAGATAGACCCTAACAAGATACAGGCGCATGAGTATAACATCAGAATGCCGAGAAGAATTTATAAGATGATGGATAAGGAGTTTGCGTATGGCGTTGTAGATTTTAATAATTTAGAAATCGAAGATGCAGAATTTAGGGAAGTAGAAGAAACGGAAGATGATGATGAATAGAGAGATTAGTAATTTGATAAAGCCACAGAAAGAGATTCTGCTCAATCCTATGCAGATGGCGGCTGTTCTGGCAAACCATCGCTATAAAATTCCTTATATCACAATAGAAGCGGCGAGGGGGTCGGGCAAGTCTACTGTATTGGGGTGGTTTTTAAAGGAAGCCGTGAGGCAGATGCCACGCTCTACTGGTGTGATTGTGGGGGAGACTTTTGTGCAGATAAAGTCCAGAACCCTGCCATCTACCAAGGAGGGGCTGGAGATGTTTGGGCTGTATGAAGGTTATGACTATGTAGTGGGAAAGAGCGGGGTATCTATGGGGTTCGAGCGACCATTCCAAGCGCCCGACAGCTGGAATAATGTAATTCATTTCAGAAATGGCGCCATTGCGGTGATGGTTTCGCTGGACAATCCCAATTCAGGAAGGGGATTGAATTCTTATTGGGTAATGGGCGACGAGGCTGTATTGCTTACCTACGACCGATTATTCAATAATGTTTTGACAACCAACAGGGCAAAGAAGGAAATATTCAAAGGCAAATCTATGCTTCATGCCGAGATATTCGTTTCTTCCGTTGCCATGACCAAGAAGGGGGAATGGTTCACTAATAGGGAGAAAATGGCAATAGAAAACCCAAAAGAGTATACCTTTATCAAAGCATCTTCGAAAGTAAATATCCACAACCTAAAGCCTGGCTGGATAGAGAAGATGAGAAGAGAGGCGCTCTCAAAGACTATGTTTGAAGCTGAGATACTGAACATCCGCCCTGGGAAGATTGCAGATGGTTTCTATGCACAGCTGAGCAAGAAGAATTATTATAAGTATAAATACGATATTGATGCTTTGGGGGATTTGACAGAAAACTATGTGCCGAGCAGTAAGTATGACACTGACCTAGTGCGTGGTGTTCCGCTACAATTCAATTTGGATTTCGGGGGAAGAATTAACTGTGGGACAGTATCGCAGTATCTAGAAAGCCAAGGAGAGATAAGGTTTATCAAGGAGTTCTTTGCGAAGAATCCTGATAAACTTTCCGATATGGTTAAGCAGTTCATCGACTACTATAAACACCACCAATCCAGCTGTAATGTAGTGCATCTGTATCATGACCGCTCTGGTTACAAGTCTGAGGCGAACTCCAAGACTACATTGGCAGAAGATGTAGAGAATGCGCTCCGTTCGGCGGGATGGATAGTGATTAACCAGACACCGAACACGAATAATCCCGAGCATATACAGAAATTCAGATTGATTAACGAAATTCTTTCCGAGCAGAATCCTCAGCTTCCTATTGTTAGGATAAATGAAAACCAGTGTCCGAACTTGATAATATCAATGGAGAATGCACCTCTGACAAGTGATGATGCTTTTAAGAAAGACAAATCCTCCGAGCGAAGCAGTACAATTCCACAAGAACACGCCACTCACTTTTCGGATACGCTGGATTACTGTTTGTTTTGGCAGTTCAGTTATCTTTTGGATTACGACTACTCCGATTCCTTTATTATTACCAATATTTAAAACCTACAGAGTCTCCTCATTTCGAGGAGATTTTTTTGTTTTTGGCTTTCCAGCATTTCGGGGAAGTCCCTTTCATATTTCGGTAAAAAATAAAACTGCAATTGTAGAAAAAACTAAGGCGGCTCGTGGGTTAATTTGCGCACTTTGAGAAAAAAACAAAAAATTCATAGGTTAATAGTTTGATAAACAAATGATTAGTTTCAAAATTTTGAGAAAGAGCCTTGTTTTTTGGTGTTTTTTGGTGTGTCTTTTATGCTTTCAGTGTGTTGTTTGATATTTGCGCCATGGAAAAAACGCTGTTTTTATCTGATGTTCTCACGGAAATGAAAAAAGTAGACACCCGCAAAAATCCTGTCCCTTTTTCTCTAAAAATTAGAAGTTTTAATCTGCAAAATAAAACGGGGGGAAAATTGATAAGTTACGAGGATGCGGTTCTGCTTCGTCCTCCTGCGAAAAAAGGGGCGGTAAGGCTGGCGGATGAAACGCCCTTTAAAAATCCTAACCATTGGGAAAATCGCACCAGGAATATCAAACTAAAAAACGGCGAAATAAAGAAAATACATATTATTTTCATCGAGGAATTTAACGGCGAAAAGGTGGTTTTTTAATAAAAAAATAAATAAAAATGCAGAAAATAGACAATGACACCTATATAGTAGGGGGTAATTCTGTGGTGAGTTTTAGTGGTGCTGCCAAAGGCGCCAGCGCAGAGCCTCACAGCGTTGCGAAAATAAACGCATCGGCTACGGATTCCAATAACTGGTGCAACTGGGGCGATGATAACCAATATCCTAAACGCCTGATGGAAAAAGTGGCGATGGTGGGCGCTACTTTGGGAGGATTGGAGGTGCTTACTTCGGCTCATTATGGGCTGGGGCTGAAGGTTTTTGAATTGATAGAAACCGAGGGTGATGCAGAGTTTAAGGAAAAAATCCCAAGCAGTGAGCCGAATATCTATGATTTTTTTGATAGAACGCAGTTCGAATTGGTATTGAGCGATTTGGTGGCGGATTTTGAGTGCTTCGGTATTGCTTTCCCAGAATTTCTACTCAGTCCGAACGGCGAAGAAATTATTTCTGTATCGAGACAGCAGGCGGGGTTCTGTAGGTTTGAAAAGCCAAAAAACGGCATGATAGAAAATATCTACATCAATTCTGCATGGGGCGAAACGGATTTTAACGAAAAAGATATCATAAAGGTGCGATGCTTCGGGCAGAATTTGTCCATGCAGGAAATCAAGGACTACTGCAAGGCGAAGAAAATCAGCAAGTTCATTGTTCCGATTGTCAATACCTTGATGATAGAGAAAGTTTACCCATCAGTTGGCTGGCATTCTTCGTTCAAAAACGGCTGGATGGATGTAGTATTGTCCGTTCCAGAGCTGAAAAAACGAATGTTTGAGCAGCAGTTTAACTTTAAATATATGATTCATATCGCTGATGATTTCTTCATTCACAGATACGGAAAGGATGAGTGGGCGAAGTTCGACAGTGAGCTGAAAAATAGATACAGAGAAGAGCTGGTAAATAGCATAGACAAAGAGATGACGGGGAATAAAGGAAGCGGAAAAAGTTTGATTTCTCCATTTTTTAGGGACAAAAACTCGGGAGAGCTGATAAAGGGAATTCAGATTGAGGAAATCAAGCAGACACAGGCTGGCGGTGATTTTCTGCCCGATGCCAGTGCAGGAAACTCGGAGATTTTGTTTTCTATGGGGGTAGATCCAGCCCTGTTGGGTGCTGGCGTTCCTGGTGGAAAAAACTTGAGCGGTTCTGGATCTGATAAACGGGAGGCATGGACGATACTTTGTGCGAGGCTTCCGAGGAAACACGCCCGAACGCTTTGGGTTTTCAGACTAATTCAGAAATGGAATAACTGGAACAAAGACCTCGTGGCAAAATTCCCGAATATCAATCTGACAACCTTGGACAAAAACCCAAATGGACAAGTGGCAGTTAAGAATTAAATTACCAAAAGTAAAAGTTTCGTAATCAGTGCGGAAAATATAGTAACAATGGAAAAAATAACAGAGCAGAAAGCCAGAGAGCTGGTGAGCTTTCCCAAGAATTTTGATTTTGAATTGATAGACCAGCAGTATGGATTTGAGAGAAAGATTTTCTCCTTGGTAGACAAAGAAGTATTCCAAGAGCTGGAAACCTCCAATCCAACGGCTTATAATAATTTGGTGACGGCGGGGCTTCATTACAGCTTTGTTTTGTCGCTTCCGAGGATAAAGGTTCATCTGAGTAATTATGGTATCAACCAATATGAACAAGGGACGACTAAAAACGCCAGCTGGTGGGATGTTCGTGACTTGGCTTTGAGTTGGCTCAGAAAGGCAGATTTTTATTTAGCAAAAGCCTTGAATATTTTGGCGGAAAAACAGGAACTGCCTTTTTTCAAGAGAAGTTTCTCGCTTCTGCCGTTTTCTGAAACGAGATATTATTTCGGAGAAATTTCTCCAGAGGTTTATTTGATGCTTTCAGATTTGATGCGTGGTGCTTTGGATGAGTTTCTTTCCAAAATGAAACCTTGTGAAGCAGATGTTCTTCTGGGCGATGATGTGCTGAAAAATTTGATAAAAAAATACTGTATTGATAGATCAATAGCAGATGCCACAGCAGAGCAGGGCTATCTATTTACCAGCACAGGCATCGTGGTGCAGTATGAGGAATTGCCGTGGCAAAAGTCTGTAGTGCTTACAGATGAGGAAAAAATAAGATTCCAGGAACGCCATCTGAGGGGAAGCGAAAGGTATCTTACGCAAATTTGGGACTATCTGAGCAAGAACAAGGACAATTTCCCTTGCTGGAATGCCGAGGACTCTCAGCTAAAAGTCCCTATCATCGCAAAAAAAGGAGGTCTTTTCTTGTAATATCTTGTCTTTTTTTAGCACCCTGCGGGGTGCTATTTTTGTTTTTGTGATTACAGAAATACATACAGAAGATTTGCATTATTGCCCAAGCACAGAGGTGTTTGGAGGTATTTTGGTGAGGCTCTACTATGCTTCTGTTTGGGACTTTGCAAAAATGGTTCTTCCCGAAGCGGAGGGCTACGAAGATAGCAGGATAATTTCTAAAGGAAATATTTTACTCAAACACGGAAAAAGTCTAAAGGCTGTGGATGTTTATCTAGACCAAGGTTCTCTATCGGAGAAGGTCACTGGCAGTGCAAAGAGATGGAAGCAGATGAGCGAGCTTTCGTTTCAGCTGACAGGAATGACGCCTAGAAACCTTGGTTTTCTTTCTCAGACGGGGAATTCTGGACTGGTGTTTTTTGTCTCGGATAGTAATGGCAGAGTTTGGGTTCTGGGAAATCTTAGAAACGCTGCATACCTTACCAGCGGAGATGCTACTTCTGGGAAGAAATTCGAAGAGGATAACATGGTAAATTTCACTTTTTCAGCTAATACAGCGCTGTATGAATATGCAGGAAGCATCGCAGAAATAGGAGAGATAGGAGAGAAGGAGGAGAAAAAACAAGTAGGAGGGTTTTCCAAAGGATTTAGTAAAGGATTTAGAATATAAAGGACTATGAGCAACATAACAACATTAGAAGAAATCAACCAACTTCTTCCCGATAATAATAACGGAGCAATTACAGAAGCAAACCTCCGAAAATGTTTTGAAAAAACTTTTACTGAATTAGATAGAAAGGCGGATGGCGGAGCAATTGGTGATATGCAGAGTCTAATTCAACAGAGAGCAAGTGTAGATGCTTCTAATATTGAAGCTGACAAGTTTTACGAAGCAATAAAACCATTTATTCCAGCATCCAGTGGAGGAGGGAGCAGTAGTGTAGCAAGTAGCAATGTGGCAAGTAGTCACCTTACTTCAACGAATGGCGCTGGGCTTACTCTTGGGGCAAACTGGTTCATTAACACAGCAGGATTTTATTATTCTATCAAAGGGCTTACTGATAAGTCAGCAGATGATAGTTTTGACAGATTCCTTATTCAGGATGCTGATGGTAAGGTGGAGAATTTCCTGCTGAACAAACTATTTAGTAGGGCTTACGACTTGGAAAACAAGGTAAGCGACAAGGCTTTTAATGGCTACCTAATGTACAATCCTACAACAAAGCAGATAGGGTTTTCAGACACAGCGAAAGTCTCTACTACATTCAATGTTCCTGCGACTATCAATGTGACTGTGAAGAATACTTTATCCAGTATCAATGTTACAGCACCAGCGAATAATCAATATTCACAAGATATAAAGAATACCATAGAGAAAATAAAACAGCTGGAAGATATAGGATTTACGCCTGTTCTTGCCTCTGAAATGGTTATAAGAACACTGGATAGAAGCAGATTTCCACAGGCGCTGATAACCAAGAATTACCAACTGCCTATGCCTTTTACTTTGAGCGATGGAATGATTGTAGGTGCGAGGTCTAATGCTTTTCCAGCTGAATTTAGGAATAATGTTTATATGTCTACACGAGAGGGAGAGGGGTTTTATTCTATTGGGATAAACAAAGAGTTACCTACGGATAGAAACTGGGTTTTTAAATTTAGAACTTACAATAGCCCTTATTTATTCCGAGATGATAGGTCAATAGGTGCTATTCACTTTTCTGATACTCTTGATGCGTCACCAAGGTCTGACTTATCTAATGATTTGATAATGAAAGATAGATGGGGAAGAGAGTATGTAATAGGAAACAACAGGATATCAGCACAGGCGCAGATTAATGAGTTAGATGGATTTGCTGATGTTTACTTGATAAAAGAAGGAGGGCTGATTACACTTTTCACAATAATGAGAAACACAGGAGTAATGGCGATATCATCATTCACAGCGCAAAATACAGATAAATACATCCATTTTGTAACGCTGTTTTCAAGCCTTTCCATTGCGGATTTTGTGATAAAAGATATAAGCTATAACATTCAATAAAACAATATATTATGAACGAAAATTTGATGATACCGAAGCAGGTGCAGGGGATTTTAGAGGAGGTAGAGAAAACACCGCTTTATCTTGCGGAGTTGCCAATGGAAGCACATCCGAAACTTCCACAATTTAACCGATTTATCCGTGTGATTAACTTGGACGCCAAGAGCGAAAATGAGTTTGTAATGTTCGGTTATAAGCAGGTTTTAAAGGATAAAGATACAGGCGAGGAAATCAATATCCAACTGCCTGCGCCTGAATGGGTGGTGTATAAAGACACTTGGAGTTACCTGCGAGGAACGAAAAATGAGCTTATCAATGTTCCTGTAAAAGATGAAGAGGGCAATGCTACGGCAGAGACACAGCCGATAAAGGTCAACAGTTACAAGTATATGCTTTGGTTGATGAAGAATAACAGAGCCACGCTATTGCAGTTAATTCAGGGGTATTTGGCTGATTTTGTAAGGACTAAAAACGAAGAATTAGATAAATTATGAAAAGCATAGGAAAGTTTATCGGTGGGCTGTTTCTGTTCCTTATAGCGTGGATGCTGTTTCTTCCATTGTCGCTACTCAATTTCTTGGCTGTGGCGATAAAGTTCAAGGATTTAGGTTATTTCAAGAGTTCGGCGGTCAATTTAGACCGTTTCGGAAACTCTGAATTTAGAACTCTTTTTAACTTGACTTTAAAGAAAAAAGAGGGTTATAAATTTGGAAACATGGAGGAAACTATCAGCTCGGTTTTGGGCAAAAACCAAAGGGATAACACACTTTCATTTGCTGGTAAAGTGCTGGTATTCATTCTTGATACGATAGACAAAAATCACTGTAAAAAAAGCATAAAAGAATTTTAAAAATGAATATA